ACCGCTGTCGATGAACTTCATCGGCCATGCCGACGACGCGCCGGCGGGGGCGCCCTGGTTGATCTGGCCCGCCGTCGGCAGCGGCGGTTCGTTCGAGAGCTTGTAGGTAAGTACGAAGGCGGTGCCGAACGCCGTGCAGTTGATCTGCACCTTGTCGACATCGCCGACGTTGAACTTGTAGATGTTTCCGGTCGCCATCGTCAGGAACGACGACGGGGCGGTCGAATTATAGGCCGAGGCATTCTGGCCGTTGATGCTCGGCCAATTGGTGCCGTCGATCGAGCCGAGAACCTGAACTGTATTGCCGGTTCCCGGCGTCGTCACCTGAACGATCATCGTCGAATAGCCGCGGGTCGTGATCGCGGCGCCGCCGACGAGGCCGGTCGCGCTGCCGTTGAGCGTCACCGGCGCGGTATCGTTGAGCGTCACCGGCTGCGTCGCCTGGAAGAACGTGCCGGTGACGGCGACCGAGCCGAGCAATTTCGAGGCGATCGCCTTGAGGATTCCGACGACCGTGCCGGCGCCGCTCGCCCAGGCGGCATCGGTGGTCGTGCCGATCGTGACCTGCGCGCCGTCGGCCGCCGAGACCGCGACCGTCGCCGGCGTCTTGAGGTTCACATCGAGGGCGCCGCCGGTCGAGGTGATCGCGGTCCCCGCCCCGTCGTCGAGCTTCACCGCTCCGATGGTGTTGGCGCCTGTCCCGAGCGCCGGCAGCGAGGTCAGCGAGACCGGCTGCGTCGCCTGGAAGAACGTGCCGGTGACCGCGACCGAGCCGAGCAATTTCGAGGCGATCGCCTTGAGGATTCCGACGACCGTGCCGGCGCCGCTCGCCCAGGCGGTATCAGTGGTCGTGCCCTGCGCGATATCGGCCCCATCGGCGATGGTCGCGGCGCCGCCACCCCCGCCGCCGGCCGCGTTCGGGTCGGCGACCGTCCCGTCGGGACGCAGGATCACGGCGGCAGGGACCGGCAGCGAGAAATCGCCGGCCTGCGACATGTCCATGCCCCAGGCCTGTTCGCCCGGAATCTTGCCGACCGGTTTGTTGGGCATCGTTCACTCTCGTTTTCAGGTCGCGCGCTGCTTCCCCGGAAACCCTCGATTTCCGGGCCCGCGCTTGGTTTCGTGTCGCGCGCTGCTTCCCGGAAACCCCCGATTTCCGGGCGCGCGCTTGGTTTCGTGTCGCGCGCTGCTTCCCGGAAACCTTCGATTTCCGGGCGCGCGCTTATCCGGCGATGAGCCGGCGACAGGTCAGTTCGATGAACCCGCCGCGGCGCACCGGAAGGCCGGCGGAGACGATGGCGAATTCGAAGCCCTTGGCGGCGAGCCGGTCGGAATTGGTGATCGTGCGCGTCGCCGCCGTGTCGGGCACGCGCGTGACCAGCGTGACGTCATCCTCGCGAAATCCGGCCTCGATTTTTTCCGAACCCGCCATCGGGCGCAGCGAGCCGAAGACCTGGAAGGAATCGGCGAAGGCACCGCGGGCGACGCCGGCCGGTGCTCCGGCCGCGACCGCGCGCCGCCGGATCGTGACCAGGAAGGGCTCGGGGCCGAATCGCATGCACTGGCCTCCCCCCGGAGCGAGCTCCTCGTGGCGCGAACCGGGCAGGCCCGGCGCGCGCTAGGCCATCGGCGCCCGATAGGGGGCGATCAGGCGTCCGACCGCGGGGTTCTGGGCGGTGTTCGCCGGCGCATATTCGTCGCGGCCCTCGTAGAGCCCGGCGGCGGTGATCAGGATCGCCGAGGCGAGCGGCGCCGGAACGGCGGCGGCGGTGGCATAGCCCATCGTGAAGGTGACGCGGAAGGCGGCGTCGTCGACGTCCGGTGTCGGCCAGGACTGGCCTTGGGCGAGGCGGATGTGGGCGCGCAGTTCGGAAGCCGGCCGCAGATTGAAGATTGTCGGGGCGACCGCGACATAGACGCCCGATTGCAGCACCTCGATAAGCGAGACGACGAGATTGGGGCCGGCCTCGAGCGTCAATCCGTTAGCGGTGTCGGGGGCGGCGAAACTCGCTTGCCAGGTCTCGACGAGGAGCGGCCGCGTCACGTCGCGGATGAGACGGGTCGCCGACGCGAGCGCGCCCGCGAGCACGATATCCTCGGCGACATAGGCGGCGGCCGAGGCAGGGTCGAGCGCCAGGCGCAGATGCAGTTTCAGGGTCGCGAGATCGACCGGCGATCCCGCCGCCGGAATGATGAGCTGGTACACGCGCGATCAGGGCGCCGGCGGCTTGGCGGCGGCGGCGATGAGGGCGGCGTCGCGCTCGGCGGTCATCGCGGCATGTTTATCGACCAGCGCCGCATGCGCGATCGAGAGATCGTCATGCGCGGCGGCGAGGTCCCTCGCGCGGGCGAGAGCGGCGAGCGCCTCGGCGAGCTGTTCGCCGGCGTGCGTCGCCTGATCGCGGAACGTGTCGCGGTCGGCGACCGCGGCGGCGTGATCTTCCCTGAGCGCCGCGAGATCGGTCTTGAGCGCCGCGAAGGCGTCGCGATGCACTTTCGCCTCGGCGCGGGCGCCCTCGGCCTCTTTTTTGGCGGCGACGAGCTTGCCCTTGAGATCGGTCGCGGATGCCTCGTGGCCGTCGCGCGCCTGTTCGCTTTCGGCGAGGGCGGCGGCGAGCGTCTCGAGCTTTTGGGCGGCGCTCTCGGCCGCCGGCGCCTCGACGCAGATCCCGGCCTTGATCCAGGCCAGGGCGGTATGCTCGGCGATTTCCTGCAGGGAGCCATGGGGAAAATCCGGCGAGCCGCCGAGCGCGGTGAGCATTTTGACCTGCATGATTGTGTCCTCGTTCCGGCAATTGTCCCTGGTGACCGAGGCCGCGACCGCCCACGTTCCGGTCGCGGCCCCAGTCCATCCGGCGAACGGCGCGCCGGAATTTCTCGCGCGATCAGGTCGCCGAGTTCTGGAAATAGCGGATCGATTCGCCCGATGCGTCGACGAGATTGCCGTCGACCCGCATCCAGGCGAGGAACCCGACCTGGCCCTTGGTCGAATAGGCCGAATCGGTGAGCCGGAGAATCTGCATCTCCATCACGTCGCGGATGAGGTACTTTTCGAAGGCGCCAAACAGGATCGCCTTGGCCGAGGCCGCCATCACCGGCATGTGCTGGTTGATGACGATCGGGTAACCGTCGATCGTATCGGGGTCGCTCTCGTCGTTGTCGATCGCCGAGCCGGTGCCCGGCAGCCAGAGCGGGCGGCCGGTCGAATCCTTGAGCTTCTTGATCGCCTTCAGCGTCGTGTCGTGCATCATCATGCGGACCGACTGCATCATCCGATAGGCCGGATCGAGCGCATGGATGAGATCGAGCATATTGTCGTATGAGATCGAGGTCGTGTTGCCGACCGCGGCCTGGGTGCCGAGCACCGCGGCGGTCACCGCGCCGGTCGGCTCGGTCACGCCGGCGCCGGTGGTGAATTTGCGGTTCTGGCCGCGCGCCAGGCGCACATAGAGGGCATCGAGCACCACCTGTTCGATATCGACCGCCGAATCCTGCAGGAGCTCGATCGAGACGACGATGATTTTCGACGACATTTTGTAGGCGTTGAGCGCCACCGAGCCGAAGGCGAAATCGGCCGCGGTCGCGGCCACGTTCTCGGCGACGAATTCGCCCTCCGAGGCGGTGTCGTCATAGGCCGGCCAGGCGATCTGGTAGCCGCCGTTGGTGGTGATCTCGCGCGCCGCCTGGCGCATGCCGCCATAGGCCTTGAGCTTGGCGAGCACGGTCGGCATGACGATCGTCGGCACGGTGACGCCGCCGGTCGCCGAGGAGGTGCGGTCGAGGGCGGCGATCTGGCGCTGACCGGGCAGCGTCGCGGTCGGCATCAGCGGCCGATGTTCGGCGGTCAGGGCCTCGATGCCGCCGCGCAGATAGGCGACGAGCGCCCGCCGGCCCCGGGTCAGTTCGGCGGCTTCCTCGTCGGCCGAGCGGCCGGTCTCGGCGGCGCGGTCGCGGGCGGCCTTGTCGAGATCGAAGACCATCGCCGAGGCCTTTTCGGAGCGCGCGATCTGGCCGTCGATGAGTTCGATCTCGGAGAAGAGCCCATCGACCTTCGCCTGCACGTCCTTCGAATAGACGGTGGTCGTGGTGTCGAGGAGGTTCTTGACTTCCTTCGCTTTCGCGGCCCGCGCCAGGCGGAATTCCTGAATGGACATGATATTCTCCGTCGGTTTGGGGTGGATCAGGTGTAGAGCTTGAGCAAATTGGCCTGGCGGGCGCGCGCCGCCTCGAGGGCCGCGAAATGGTCGGCCTGGGCCCGAGCAGCCTCGGCGATCGCCTTCGGCGCGTTGCGGAAGGCGGAGAGGTCATAGATTCCGGCGCGGCGTAGCGAATTTTCTGGCGACGACATTTTGGCCGATTTCGGCGCGACGCGGTCGGCGAGGCCGATCGTCACCGCCTCGTCGGCGTCGAGCCAGGTCTCGGCGTCCATCATCGCCTGCAGGTCGCCGCGCGGCACTTTCGCCCGCGCCGCGTAATCATCGAGGATCGCGCCGCCGATCTTGTCGAGGAGGTCGGCGGTGGCGCGCATTTCGCGTGCGTCGCCGAGGGCCAAGGTCCAGGGATTGTGGATCATGATGACGGCGCCCGGCGATATCTCGATCTCGTCGGCGGCGAGCATGACGAAACTGGCGGCCGAGGCGGCGAGACCATCGACATGGGCGATGATCCGCGCCGGCGATTCGTCGAGCGCGACGCGCATCGCGCGGGCGTCGAAAACATCGCCGCCCGGCGAATTGATGCGCAGGTGAATGGTCTTGGCCTTGATGCCGCCGATGGCCTTGGCGAAGGCCTGCGCGTCGACGCCGTCGCCGAAGAAGCCGCCGATCGCCGCATAGAGCCAGACCGTGGCCGCATCGCCATCGCCGATGTCGTTCTCGTCGGTCTCGGTGCGCCGCTGTTCGTCGCCGTCGACGCCGTCGGGATCCTCGGGATCGAACCCCTTCAAGGCCCGTACCGGACGGCCACGGCCGGCGTTGCGGGCGAGGAGTTTCAGGAGGTCGTTCATGTCATGCCCTCGCGGCGCCATTGGTCTTGGCCCGAACCCTGGTCGGCGCGACGCCGGCATCCGGCGCCGGCTCCGTTGTGCCCTCGTCGGGTGGCCCGGAGGTCTTTTCCGGCGTGCCCTTGCCGCTCGAGGGAATCGGCTTGGCGTCGCTCCATTGGACGATCCTGTCGCCGCCCTCGACCGGACCGAGGCCGAGCTTGGCGCGGCCCTCGTTCTGGGTCATGACGCCCGGCCCCTGGGCGCCGCCGATGCCGATCTGGATCGCCTCCATGCGCGTCTTGAGGTCCGAGCGGACGAGCGATTCGCGGTCGAATTCCGCCGTCTTGACGCGCTGGCCGAGGAGTTTCCAGTTGACCTCGCGCTCGATCGCGTCGAGGTGCGGACCGAGCGTGTAATCGACGAACGACTGGGTCTGTTCCTCGATTCCCTTGCCGAACGAGGTCGCCTTGTCGATCTCGCCGATCATGTGCGGCGGCACGCCGAAGATGCGGGCGATGTCGGTCGCCTGATAGCGCCGACTGTCGAGCAATTGGGCGCTCGCGGCGTTGATCGGCAGGGCGGTATAGGTTCCGGCCTCGTCGAGCACGAGCGGCCCGGAAAACCGGTTGCCGCCGCCAAAGGTCTTACGCAGATAGTCGCGCAATTCGTCGCGCTGCGGCTGCCCGAGGCGGCCGGGATATTGGATCACCCCGTCGGACGACATGCCATTGTCGAAATAGGCCTTGGCGAACGAATCCGCCGAAATGCCGATGCCGACCGAGTTGGCGAAGACTTCCAGCGGCGGCTTGGCCCGAAAAATATCCCAGACCGGCGAACCCGGGATGTGGAGCACGTCGTCGGAATGCGCGACGACGTAGCGGCCGGTGTCGAGGGTCAGGCCGTAGACGAGGCCCTCTTCACCCGACACGGTGTCGATGCGCACCGCCGTGCGCCGCCACGGCACCTGCCAGAGCGCCAGCGCCTCGCCCGAGGGCTTGCGCTCGATCCAGACGATGCCATTGCCCTCGAGCAGCATGTCGGAGACGAGGGCGCGCCAGAACATCGAGGGCGAGACGCGGATGTTGGGCCGCTCGGCGAGCATCCGGGCGAGGCCCGAGGTCGCATCGCGCGAACGCTCGCCGGTTCCCTGATCGACCCGGAAAAGATGCAGCGGCAGCATCGAAATGGTGCCGGCGATGAGCGAGACGCAGCGCCAGACGGTCGAGTGCTTCAGCGCCGTATCGGCCGACATGCCGACATTGAGGCCGAGGAACAATTTGGCGTAGAGGTCGGGATCGGAGAGCGGATAGACCGGGCCCGGCGTCGAGGCCTCGATCGGCCGCAGGCCGCGCAATTCCTTCTCGAGACGGGCGACGGCGACCTGGCGCTCCAGGCGCTCGCGACGGGACAGGCCGAACATCGCGTCCCCTCATCCCCGGAGATCGACAAACCCCCTGGCGACCCGACGCTGCGACAGGCCGGCGTTCTGCAGACAGAACAGCGCGTCGATGGCGGCGGCGATCGGATCGATCTTGTCGGCCGAGCGGTTCTTGGCCGGCTTGATGTTGCCGGCCGGGTCCTGCTCGATCGCGACATTGCCGGCCGCCCAGCGCGCCACCGGGTGGCCGCCGTGATCGAGGCGTCCGGACATCACCAGGCGCTCGAACTCCTTCGACGGAGCCGAGAGCGACGCATAGCCCTGGCCGACGAGCCCGATGCGGGCGCGGTCGAATCCCTCGTCGGTCACCCGGGTGATAAAATGCGACGAATTCCAGCGGTCGACGCCGAGGAGCGCGAGATCGAAGGTCGAGGCATCCTCGAGCAGCCGGCGCAGGATATATTCATAGTCGGTGACATTGCCGGGGGTCGCGATCAGCGCCCCCTCGCGGACCCACAGATCGTAGGGAACACGGGCCTCGCGGGCGCGCTTGCCGACCGTCTCCTCGGGCACGAACAGGCGCCACAGGACCCGAACCGGATCGCGCTCGCCCTCGCCGGGGAAGACATACGCGAGCGCGGCGATGTCCGAGGTCGAGGCGAGATCGAGGCCGCCATAGCAGAGCTTTCCGGCGAGCCCGGATTCGTCGCGCCAGCGCGGGAGGAAGACCGCCGGCGCGACGAATCCATCGTCCCGCGAACCGGGCAGGCCGGGCGCGCAGGGATTCTCGGCCGGCAAGCCGGCCACGCAGGGATTATTTTGGTGCTGCGAAGCCGGCAAGCCGGCCACGCAGCGGTCCCACGCCTCCATCGGGATCCAGCGGATCGCCTGCTCTGTCCACTGGTTGAGGTGATACCTGCGGAAATCGTTTTCGAGGCGCGGATTGGCGCGCGCCTTGGCGCATTCGGAGCGCAGATAGTCGCGCGAGACCGATACATCGAGATTTGGGTTGGCCTTTTCCCAGACTTTCTCGTCGGTCCAGTCGTCGTCGGGGCCGGCGCCATAGAGGGCGACCAGGGTCTCGGGATCGGGCCGCGAACCGTCGAGAATGGCGCGCGCTTCCTGCCACAGTGTCCAGCCGTAACATCGGCCGCGGATGCCGGCGGTCGAGATCAGGAATTCGAGCGGCTGCAGCCGCGAGGCCGACGATTGATGCACGGTGGTGTAGAGCCGCTCGTCCGGCCATTCGTGGGTCTCGTCGCCGATGATGCCGGAGGCGTTCAATCCGTGCTTGCCCTCCGCCTTGCCGGTCAGGGGAACGATCGCGCCCTGGAGCTGCGGGCAGTAGATCGAGGTCTTGAAGGCGGTCAGATGGCGCCCGAGCTCGGGCGAGAGCCCGACCATGGTGGCGGCCTTGTCGAAGACGATCCGGGCCTGCTGCTCATCCTTGGCGATCGCGTAGACTTCGGGGCCGAAGGTGCCGTCGCCGATCAGCATCAGCAGGGCAACGCCGGCGGCGAGCTCGGTCTTGCCGTTCTTGCGCGGCACGTAGACGATCGCGCGGCGATAGCGGCGGGTGCCGTCGGCGCGCTTCCAGCCGAACAACGGCCGGATGATGTCGTGCTCCTGCCAGGGTCCGAGAATAAACGGCTTGCCGGCCCACCGATCCTTGGTGAAGTGCAGATGATCGCGGAAGAAGGCGACAGCGGCATCGGCGGCGCCGGTATCGAACCAGAAGGCAGGATCGCCGCGCGGCGCCGGATTCGGGGCGATCGCTTCGGCGACATGCACGGGAACAGGTTCCTGGAGCGGGGACGCCTAATTGAGCCGGGAAGTGGTGAGGACACCGATCGGCGAGGATTGATCGGGCGGCGGCGAGGACGCCGGCTTCGCGCCGGGCTGCTCGAAAAGGTCGGCGAAGGCGGTCGGATGCGCCGCCTGCTGGGCGATGATCCTGAAGCGGGCGAGCGGATTGCCGCCGAACCTGTCCTCCATGTCGCGCAAGACCATCTCATGACGGTCGAGGTCTAGAGAGGCTGGATGACGACGCAGCATGGTTTTCGGATTGTCCGGCGTCGAGCCGGTCATGGGCGTCTCCTGCCAGGCGCCGAAGTGCTTGATCGATTCGAGCGCCTTGAGCCAGAGGGCGAAGCGCTCGCAGTAGCGGCCGAACACCGGCGCGTCGGCGGCCGAGAGCAGTTTCACGCGCACGAGATCGGGGCCGACACAATGCCAGACCTCGAGCGCCAGAGGATCACGGACGAAGTGCGGCGGCGGGAAGGG